TTTGTTGTTGCCCAGACTAGCAGGCAATTAACCGCACTATGCGGTCAAATCTGTATCTGTCAACCCTCTTTTTTTAAGGGCTTCCTCTCTAAACCATAGCAAAGTTTCCTTGAGACCATTAGCCCCGTCCGCTCGTCCAGCAGCGTGTGTTCTGGCTTCTCCAGCGGTATTTCTGTCGATTGCAGAGAAAACTTCACGCTCAATGTACGAGTCAGCTACAGCCAAAATATTGTCCCATAGCTTGTTCTCGCCAGTGAAGCTGAATGCTAGTGCTTGTTCTTCGGTCATGTTGCCTGTTGTTCGTTGTTGCCTGTGCTAACTAGCGCAGGGATAAGGTTTGCGCTCTGGTTAAGGAAGAGCATGTTGCGCGTTGGAACTGACAATTCGCTAGGTGAGCGGTACGGCTTGCCCTGTAGGAACTGTTTCCATTTCGGGAGTTGCTCGTGCTCCTTTAGCTTTTCGTTGTATTCCTCCAGCCTCTGCTTGTACTTCAGAATGGGCTTGGCGTTCTTGATTTGCGTCCTGAGTGCTCTTTTCGCCTCTGTGGAATAGCCGCTCATTGCTTCCTCTGGGTCTTCCATGCTGGCAAGACTCATTACCAAGTCGTTGAACTTCTGCGGGTCTAGCCGCTCGCCCATGTTCTTGTAATACTCCCTCTGAATCTTCGTAAGGCCCAATGCGAGATGACCTTTGTCCCCCATGTATCCTGCGTCCTTTGAGGAGATGTCACCTGTCTCCATTTTGAATGGGGCAACGGAGTGCATCACTTCGTGTTCAATAGTCCCTGCGTACCTCTCTGGCAGGTTCTCCACAATTGAACGCATGTTCATTTCTTGTTCAATAAGGTCATTGGCTCTTGCGTGCTTTGCCTTCTCTCCTTCTTGCAAATATCCTCCGCTTTGCTGGGTGATGTAGTCGGTCAGCACTGGTATTGCTGCGACATTGGATTCTGGGTCGTAGTGGGCGACAATCCCTACTCTTGCAAAACGAACGGGCACTTGCTGCGACATTGCCTCGTAGTATGACTGCGGAACAACGAACGGATATTCCTCTGGACTTGTCTCGTGCTTCTGCTGCGCCTCCAATGCATACTGCCGTGCCGCTGCCATCTGATCTTCTAGTGCAGAACCGTAGTATCTCTGGGCAAGCTCCAGTGGCGAAATAGAGCCCCCGCGCCTGATTTCTAGCGGCAATCCGTACGGGTCGTCTGGCGTTGTCTTGTTCTCTAAATATGCCTCGCGTGTTCGCTCAACTGCCTGCGTGACCCTGCTTAAAAAGTCTTCCTTCGGAGCAGGAGGAGGCGCGGGTTCGCTTTTCTCAGGCTTACGAGCAGGCTTTGGCATTACGCAGGTCTGTTAACTTGGTTCACTCCCAATCTCCCAATCTGAGCGTTCTGCTGTTGCATCAGGCTCATCTGGATATTCTTCACATAGTTCTCGAACAGAGCCTTGAAGTTCTCGTCCTGCTGCAATGCCGCTTGCGCTTTCGGGTTCTTCGACATGATGTCCTGTACGAACTGCATCTTGGTCTGTGCGGCTGGATCGTTCTCAGCGTAAATAGCCTCGTTGCCTAGCAGCATGTTAGCAATATCGCTCTGCACATCCTTGTACATCTGCTGGCTTGCTTGCGCTTGGTTCACGATAAGCTGGTTCGCCACCTCTGGAGCCACAGCTTGCAGCATCATCTTGGTTAAGGCGTTCTTATCGATAGCTCCGCCAGCATCCATTTGGCTAATGGTCTGCAAGAACTGAATCTTCTTCTGGATGAAGTCAGGGTTCATGTCCTGCACATCAAACCGAATATTGATGTCGAACTCGTTGTGGATAGACGCCAAGTTCTGTGGGATTTGCATTCCGCCAGTAATCGCAGCAATCTCTTCTGGCGAGAGGAACTGAGCGCACAGAGCAAACACTTGCCGGAACACGCCTCTCCAACTCATAAGCCAGTTGTTCACGAGCAACTGCTGGAGCGTTTGCGTCCTGACCGGATTCACAAGCTCATGCGAGACTCCGAAGTACGCGCAGTGCCGCATCTCCACGGCTTTAATCAGGTTGAACGCTGTGTTCGGCTCCCGTGCCGGAGGCTCCATCCATGTGTAATCGTCCCGCTGCGTCACGGGCAGTTGCACCCCTGGGCCAACCTTGTTAATAGCTCCGATGCGCTTGACCACCTTGATGGGCGGCAGCGTTGCGAACGCCGTGTAATCACGGATAGAGTCGTGCTGCGCCTTAATCTCGTCCTGATCAGTCATCGCCAACTCAGGAATCCCACGGCTATCTGCAATCGCTCTGCGGAGCTGTTCTCTGCGGAACTCCACAAAGGGATACTCGCCATGTGCGTAGTCCAGCTTCTCGTAGATAGCCCAGCTTGCGTCATCCTGGCGCCTGTTGCTTGCAGCCTGCGGACAGAACACGGTGTAGTAAATGCAGGGAGCCTTGCCGTCCAAGCTCTTCTGGTACGCATACACCACCTCAACCATGTTGTTGTAGTTGACCCCGTTGTAGACGAGCATCGTCGTCGTGGGGAGCAGGTTGATGTTGTAGAGCGTGCTGCTCTTGCCAATCTGTTGCAATGCCCTCTCGACCCAGTCTGGATCCCAGCCGTCCGTCGTGATCTTCTCGCGCAGTTCAACCTCGCTCATCCAGGTTCTGCGGAAAATGACCCTGCTCCTCTGTAAGTCTGCTGTCTCAGGCGGGAAAATGATTTCATCCCAAGGCTTGAGGGCTTGCACCGTTGGCAGGTTGCGAGAGACGTACTCTTCGTCGTATGAAGTTACGCCTGTCTCAGCTAGCTCCTTGACCATGCGTTTGCACTCAGAGAGGTCAATCCCCAATGCAGCTTGTACGATGGACGCTGCTACGTCGGGCTGCTCCATAATCAGCATGGGAAGCTGCGCTAGCTGCTCGCTGCCTGCTTGCTGCGCTAGCACCATGATTTGTTCCAAGGAAATAGACTGCGGACGCTTGCTGATGTGCTGCTCCCAGCCAACGTAGAATGCTGTCCAGCCGTACTGAAGAGCGTACTGCGCTGCTAGCTCTGCTTCTTTGCGAAGCTCATTCGCCATCTTATTGTCCCTAACCCACTGCATTAAGGTGTAGGCTACGTTCGATAGCCCTAAATCTTGCAGGTTGGACGCTTGCGCTTTGATGTCTGAGCGTTGAAAAGCTGTAACTAGCAGGGCAGATAGCTCGTTGCAGGTGCTGTCCACAAGCCGGAGCCTAACATCGCTTGCGCCTTCAAAAGGCCACGCCGGATTGCCTTCTTCACGCCATTTGCTCCATTTCTTGCCGTCATCTGTCTGTCCAGACCACCTGCAAAAGCGGATATTATCGAACTTGGTCGCCAAATTGCCTTGGCTTGAGTTCACCATGGAGCGGTTATACTCGCTCCTGCAAATTTTTGTCCCGCCTTCATAAGCTCATCCGTCGCATCCGAATGCTGCGGGTTCATCATTACCAAATATCCTAGTGCGTCAATAGGGTCTTTACTAGCTCCTTTTTGCCCGTCTGCGCCTGTCCACTCCCGAAGCGAGTAAATCAGGTTCTGACACGTCTCATGCACCATAAGCCTTGGATGGTTCACCCCTTCTTCTAGGGGTTTTTCCCTGTCGTAACATAGCAGGTCGTTAATGATGAGCACACGCTCATCTACACTGGCCGAAGCTGCGGGGATAAAGTATGTCGGTATCTCAGCGTCTGCTAGCATATCAAGCAGCGTAACCCCGCCTTCTTTCGTCATAGCGGCTGTTCCAGCACTTCTTGGGTCGATATATCGCTCTGCTATCTCTTCTTTATTCTTGTCGTTAATCTCCAGCGTCTGGATAAGCAGACTGTACTCGTCCACGCCTCTGCCTGCTGAACTGCGCTGTGCTGGCCCAGGTTTACCGTCCGGCTTCTCGCATGGCAATGCCCACTCGCCATAGCTTTGGTCAGGCCACTCTCTGTACACCCAGAGCACTCCGTTCTTGTCCACTCTCACCCAGAGCATGAACCAGTTTCGCGCACCTGCTGGGTCAACCACCATGTAGTTCGTGCCCTCAATCTCTCTCGGGTCTTTGCTGAAGATGTTGTGGTCATTGAACAGAGGGAACTGGCTACCTGCTGTTGCTTCAGCCCAGCCGTAGGCGCGAATCTTAATCTCGTTCGTTGTTTTCCCTCGGAGCGTCTCCTTCATCCGGCTCCAGTTGTTGTAGGGGTTGTCCCTCGAATGATACCAAATGCAGGCGTGTTTCCCGAACACGTTCTTGGCCATGTACGGCATGTGCCCCGCTGGAACACCGATGACGTTGCTATTCGGGAGCAAGTCGGACTCTTTCCAGTGCGTAATCTTGGCTGAGTTGACGTACTCCTTCACAACGGATGTATAGCCCTCGACAGGGGTGAACGTGATGAGCATCTTGCCGTTCCTTGTCACCAAACGGTATCTTAGCGTCTCTAGCCAATCCTGCGGCACAAGCTCGTCGCACCAGATGAAGTCCACCTCACCACCTTCAATCACCTTGATGTCTTGGAAGTAGTTCATAAACCACACCTGGTTTCCCATGTATACGGCAGTATTGTCCGTAAACCCGTTCTTCTGGCTGTAGCCAATCTGGGTGTGAACGCTCTTCTTGAGGTTCTTTAGCTCCTTTGGCAAATACTTGTAGAAGACGTTCTGCTGCGCTGACACGGAGGTGAAATGGCTTGTATGGAGCATCCATATCCGCAGGTTGCGCTTCTCGATACGTTCCTTGATCCAATCGGGCATACCGCCCAAGTCTGCGCCAACGAACATCTGCGCGGCTCTCTTTGCAGCATACTCCGTCTTGCCTGCCCTGTTCCCCCCCAGGATAATCATCTCGTTGTATTCGGAGAGCAGCTTGTCTGAGTCTGCCCATGAATCGAACTCTGTGCCGTAGCGTATCGGGTCAGACTGCTCTGCGCGGATTCTGTTCTCTCGCAGCTCAAGCAACTCGATTGTCCGAAACGCGCCCACATTCCCAATCATCCGCTTGCGCTCATCCACGCTCAACATGGGGATAATCGGATGCGGCTCTTGCTTGAGCCGGAGTATCTGCTCCACCAACTTTTCCTCTTGCTCTTTGTCTATCTCTTGCATATCTTGGCTTCGGTTCAAATAGAACCAGCGTAACCGTCATGCTACGAGTAAAATCGTCATACCGGCTAAGGGAGGGAGAGTGGGTTTGCCCCACACTCTTAATAGAAGTGCCTCATAAGCACTGCTTTCCGTGGAGTCCGCTAGAGTAGACTAGAGTACATTGATGGGTAAACCCTCGCTCGTGCCACGGCAAAAATGCGAAACGATTCGATACGCGACCGCGACGGATGTTGTTGTTTCTAAGCATGATAAAGCTCCTTCTTTATGGGAAGGGGCTTATTCTGCTCACTCATCTCCATCGCTCACGCTCTGGATGTGGTTGCTTCGCAAGAGAATAGCTACACCGTGCAAATGTTGAGGCTTATGCTCGGAGCCCGAATGGGCGGAGGCATAAGGTTCAACATGCGCAAGCAAAGCGCGGGTGAGCGAAGCGAGCAGCGTTTGCGAAGTTCACCTCTCCCACCTCTCACCTGCATCACCTCCATGCTGCGTCTGCTTCTTGCTTATCGCAAGAACCCGACTTCGCCCTTTGGCTCACCTTATCTCCGTAGGATAAAGTAAGCCACATACAAAGCACATAGCAAAGGGATAGCTATGTCCTTATCCATCCTCTAGCTCCACTTCTTCTCTTCAAGCAGCACTCCAATGAGCGCATAGCCAGCCATGTCCTTGAACGAGTCCATATACGCCTCACATGCCGCTTGCTTATCCTTCCGCAGCAGATTCTTGATGCGCTCCATCTTGTCGTTCATCCGCACCACAACGCCAAGTATCCCGAACTCGTCGATATTCCTCGGCCCATAATCCTGCTGCTTCTTGTCCATTAGCTGCACAAGCTGCACGGCTGCGTACAGCAGCTCTCGCCCTTGCTTCGTCTTTAGGCCCAGCTTGTCGGCCATATCGCCCACAGCGTTCATCGCACCACCTCCTTGGTGTCAAACTGTCCACGCGCATTCTTCTTCGCCAATAGCAGCATACCCACCTTCACCCTAGCACTATCCTGCACCCGCACCACCTCGCCCTTCGTCCCAATCACAAAACGGTAGTTCATCGCTTTCTTCGCCACCTTCACCTCCACATAATCACCGCTCTCCGGCTCTGGCGCGTCAGCACCCACAGGCTCAGTCTCCATCTGCGGCAACGCAGGGATCACTTCAGCCACTTCTGCTGGCTCTGCTGCCGGAGGCACTGCCCCCACGGGCTTCGCCATTGCTACTGCACGCACGGCTTCCTCGTCGTACCACTTCTCCATGCCAGTGCCCTTCTTGCGCTCCTGCACCTGCTCGCTCGTCCACTTGTGCTTGCGGACATCCACGCCAAACTGCTGCATCGCTTGCTTACGATTGATGTATGTAGCCATATATGCGCCTACGCTAGCACATGCGGCCAAATGAAAGCAACCTTGCTATGCCAGCACCCTATTGAAAGGAAATGGCAGTTTGCTTTCAATGTGCTGCACGGAGCGGGGCCCGCGTTTGGCGAAAATTTTGTACGGGTGGGGATGCGTTGCAGCTCTCTCGCCGGCCGGACTCGTGACCCCCTCCCCCCCTGTCTGCTTTTGGGATTGCTGCATTGCTCCGCTGCTGCTGCTCCATCGCTGCTGCTGCTGCCATGTATACATGATGCGTCATTGTATTGCGTCAGGAATCGGGGGTGCATCGGTGCTGTACGGTGCTTTGCGGGATGGATGACGACACGAAAAAGCCCCCAGGGGATATCCCTAGAGGCTTGTGCGGCTTGAATCTGTCCTTCGGTAGCTTAACGCCATTGCACAACGCAGCGCCATTGCTTCGCGTAGTGTTTCCAGTCTCTATCTGGCGTCACATGCCAGGCGCCATTGAGGTGCGCCACCCAGCCTTTACCTACTCTGCTCTTTTCTATGTGCATCATATGCTTTCTTCCTGTTCACCCCATGCTCGCCACCTTCACGCACCCGCGCACCAGCATGCATGCTGCAATCACCAGCACAGCCAGCACAGTGCCCAGCAGGTCGCCACCTTCTTTGTTGCTCATTTGACACACCCCGTCAGCCGTTCAATTTCCCCCGCATTATTCCCATGCGCCCAAAAACCGACCACTACACTGCGTGAAGCTACCGCACAGAGCCCGCATGTCGCACACGACACGCCATCCCTGCGTTGAGCCGGACACCCGATTATCTTCCGCCCTTCCGGCGTGTATGATGTCGCTGGATGTCCACGGGGAATGATTGTCACCACTGGTGCAATCCCTAGCTTTGCCAACGCATCAACCTCACTCGGATTGTTTGCTGATAGATTGATGGTCAACCCTGCTTTGTTAGCCTTTGCAATCGCTGCTCTATTCCCCTTGGCATGCGTCCCCCTCAACACTGGCTTGTGTGTGTAGGTGTAGCCCTTCCGCCCTTGGTTTGCCTTGGCTAACCTTGCCAACGCCCTGGCATCGATGCAATCCCCATCCCCTGGTAAATCCCCTGCCTGGTTGTGTCGCCAAATCTGGCCCTCTGGAAGGTTGCTTATCCGCTCGCAAAAGGTGTTCCAATCATCACCGCGTTCACCACTACTCACCTTATCCCAGTGCATGCGCAAATGGAATCCACTCTCAGCATAGCAACGTGAAAGCATAGGACAAGACGGTGGACATGACGAACGGGGGGATGTTGAGACTGGAATAGGCCCCGTTTTTTCGTTACTGCTTTTCAGTGCTAAATGGACGTTCACAGAGTACCCCCTTCCTCTTCTTCTTCAGTCACACGGATTAGGCCCATCATCAAAAGTTCCTGCGCACCGTATACCCCGTTTTCTTCGCATGCCTCACAGGTGTATTTCCTAGCATCTGGCTCAACGCATCCAACGGCCACTTCGCCGCAGCGAATGCACAGCCCGCAATTGTCTTCATCCAATCCACGAAACTCCTCTTCTGGCATTGCAAAGGCAAAGAAGGTTTTGCCAGTCTTCTGGCCCGTCATTCTTGTATATCTCATTGTCTGTTTATTGTTTTGGTTTGGTTGTTTTACTCCGGCAATTCAACAAAACTTGCCGCTATAGCAGCAAGTGCCCCCGTCAGCATGCAGAACGCATGCAGTGCATCATACCAAGTCACAGTGTTCGATTGCTCTAGAGCAATTCCATTCCCTAATGCGGCCGCACTGAACGCGACAACCGCAACCGTTTTGATTATGGTGTTTTTACCCATACAAGGGGATTCGGTACGAGCTGCCCCGAACTTTAGCGGAAAAAGCAAAAAAGTTTTCCCTCCACTCTCCCCTTGCAATCCGCGCCAATCCCCACTAAACGCGCGCGCCCACATCGCCAGGGCATGGCTACGCCACAACGCCAGGGGCTACACACGCCAACCCCACGGGGGAGGCTTTGTGGCCTCCCAACCGTGGAGCAGCGGGATCATCTGCCCGTGGATGGGCGGGTGCGCGGGCGGGCGCGTGTGCGTGTGTGCGCTATTTTTGAATTTTGATTTTGAACTTTGCTTTTTGAATTTTGAATTTTTGAATTTACTCCCGCATCATCGCGATTCCAAAGCGGATGAAGGTGAATAGAACTGCTAGAACAACGAACGCAGGGGCTGCGTATGGGTCGTGTGGCTCACTGTTCATCTGAGCAACTCAACTCCAGTTCAATCTCCTCTGCGTCCAGGGAATCATAAGCCTCAAATAGCGTGTCCGAATCATACACATAGTACCCTGCGTTCACCAACTCCACGCCGATACGATGGAACATTTCGGACTCTGTAAGCTCTCCTGCCAATGCCTGCTTTATGAGCTGTGGTATGGCATCAACGTGTGCAAACTCGGCTTCTAACTGCTGTAGGCTATCAATGTTAGCATGGAGGTTGTCGTACTCCCAGCCGCAGTGGAAGTCGAACATGAACCGAATCAGCGGCTCCGTGGACTCTGGCTGGATTTCTAGGAATTTTGGATTCATATCTGTATGTTGGTTATGCTGTTATGTATGTAAACTTTCATGGTCTGTATGTTGGTTAGTGGTTATTTGACGGTTACCAGATACGCTCTGCCAGAGCCGTGTTCGGTATCGACCCAGCCGATTTCGTCAACCCATTCGATGAATGGGTGGAAACAGATATCTGATAGCGTTGAGTCGAAGTAGTTCCATGCGTCCTCTGGCTTTACTCCCCCTCTGATTCGGTATGCGACGATATCAACCGTGAACTGCGTCTCTGGATTGCCTAGCTCATCGTCGTACAACTGAGAGGCTGAGACGTACACCAGTTCGTCGTCTGCAAACTGGCGGTTGATGATTCTAGCTGCCTCGTGTGGCGTGATGGATGTGGTCTTCATAGTCTGTATGTG